AACGCTCAGGCAATGAGAAAGGGTGGTATATTGAAAGCTCAGGGTGGTATGATACTAAGGGGACCATCACACGAGAATGGTGGAATACCTTTGGCTCAAATGGGAGTGGTTGCCGAGGGTAATGAAGCAATTATAAACAGACAATCAACAATGAATTTCCAAGGCTTGTTAAGTTCAATTAACCAAGCTGGTGGAGGTCGTCCATTGGTGATGAACAATTTTGATGATTCAAGGATTGTTGAAGCGTTAGCTAAACAACAACAAAAACCTATTAGAGCTTATGTTCTTGAATCAGATATAACAAACGAACAATTGATATCCAAGAGATTGGATTCGTTGTCTAAATTTTAATCTATGGCACTGAAAGTTATTGAACTATTGGTAGACGATGCTTTAACAGGGGATACTCGTGTTGAAGAAATTGCACTTGTATTACAACCAGCAATTGAAACAGAATTTATGTGGTTTGGAAGACAATCATTTGAAACATATAACGACTACCCACAAGCCGCTCGTGAAAATGCGTGTAAGGTATTAAGATGGAGAGACGAGCATGGTGATGAAGTTCAAGGAATGACCCAAGTGGGTTGGACAAGAGCTAATCAACTATGCTCAGGTGAAAACATTTCAGAGGAAACAATTGCCAGAATGTCCGCATTTGAAAGACATAGAAGGAATAGTCAGATAGCCCCCGAGTTTCAAGGAACACCTTGGAAAGATGCTGGTTATGTTGCTTGGTTAGGTTGGGGAGGAACAGAAGGTGTAGAATGGGCTCAGAAGAAATTGCAGACCATTAGAGAGGAGATGGAAATAAATACAAGTAATCTTAAACCTTGGTCAAAGACCTCAGGGGATACGGAAATGTGTGGTTGTAGTGGAGGATACTATGATATGCAAGAAGGTCCATGTTGGGAAGGGTACGAAATGATAGGCTGGAAGAGAAATGCTGAGGGAGTTAAGGTGCCAAATTGTGTTCCAAAAGAAGAGTTATCACAATATCCGATTGGACAAATCAGCAGTGATTCCTTAATCACAGGAAATAATTGTGGTTGTGGTTGTCCTGATAATGGTTGTTGGGACGATGGTGGAACATACTTTGCAATAACAATCAATGGGGTACCAGTATTTGATAATCCTGCCCAAGCTGCCACATACGCACAGGTTATTGGTTGCAATGGTTCACATGTTCATATGGTAGATGGTGTTGAAATGTATATGCCTTGTGAAATTCATTCTGACGCTATTGACCAAGACGACGAACTTGGTGAGTATACAGAACAAGAATATGAGATTGCCAAACTCCTTCAATTCTTATCAAGAACAGACAAACAAAAGTTTGAAGCTGTGATTGAATCAATGAGGGGTGCAACACTACAAGAAATAAAAGATAGAGACCATAAAACCCCGACAACATACTTCAAGTATGAAAGGGTATTGACTGGTTCCCCTGATAGAGAGTTTTGTGATTCAATTGAAGACAGATATTTTAGAAGATTGGAGATTGACCTTCTTCGTGATACCAATCGTGATTTCGGTCATAACAGAGAGCCATATTCAAAGTGGTTATACAAGGGTGGACCTAACTGCGTTCACGCTTGGAGAAAGTTTTTGGTTCAAGGAAAAGATGTTGTTGACCAAGGGTTTGCTGCTGGTAAAGCAGGAATGCCACCAAAGTCAATGCCGAATAACGGATATTATTCTGAGGAAACCAAAAAAGCAAGTGAAAAAGCTTATGCAATTTCACAATCACAAAAGATGACCAGAGCTTCATCACAAGTTATTATAGTTGATATGGACGATACCTTGGTAAGAGGTAATTCCCCAATCAAGAAGACCATAGATTATATTAACGAAAAAGCTAAGACATATAGAATCGTTGTTGTTTCAGGAAGACAGAAGTCAAGAACGGAAGAAACAAAAAGACACCTCAACGAACTTGGGGTATTATGGGACGACATTTATTTGTCTGATTTCCCACAAGGTCCAAACGCATCAAATGCATTTAAAGAATATAAGGCAAAGTGGTTGATGGAAAAAGGTTATCAGATTGTGGAAGCAATTGATAACGATGCTGAGGCAAGAAGAGCATACCAAAGAGCTGGTGTTAAATCAATATCACCTGTATCTTTATCTATGGGGTATAACAAACAAGCTCAGTTTTCAATTGACGAAGAACAAAGAATGTTATATTCACCAGCAATGAAACCAGGGATTTTAATTCCAAGGATAGATGAAATAACAAGAGAAAAATATTTTGTTACATTCAAACCTGAAACAATCAAGGTTATGAGTCAAAGATTTCTTATTGAAAAAAGAACGGACAAAACAAACTATGAACATTCCAACCAAAAGTTTGATGGGGTGTATCTTGTTGAATCTTGGATTGTAGATGGTGAGCAGGATAAAGCTTATAACATGGGGTATTCAAAACAAGATGTTCCTGTTGGGACCTGGATGGTTGGATATCGTGTGGATAATGACGAAGTGTGGGAAATGATTAAACAAGGCAAAGTAAAAGGGTTATCAATAGAAGGAAACTTTGAGTACAAATTTTCGGTAGAAAATACTGATAGATATTTACTTAAAGAAATCATAAACATTCTAAATCAAATAAACTAATAATTATGAATGCAACACAAGCACTTGATAAGATTGTTAAGTTATTAGGTTTGAGATTCAAAAAGGAATCTTTTTTCACTACAATTTTAGATGACGGAAAAACTGAGGTTACCAACAATTCTGATGGTGAGTTTCAGGTAGGTCAAACTCTATATGTTGTTTCAGAAGCAACACTACAACCAGCTCCGATGGGGGTTCACAAAACTCGTGAGGGTTTGGTGATTTCGTTAGATGAAGAATCTACAATCATCAAGTTGGAAGTTGAACAGGCAGAAGAAGAAGTAGAAAGAGACCAAGAGGAAGTTGAAAGTTCAAAAGAAGTTTCAATGACCGTTGCAGAAGATGCTCAGGGACAGAAATTGGAATCACCAACATTTGATGTGGGTGAAGAAGTATATGTTCTTGGTCCTGATGGTGAAAAGAGTAAAGCACCCGATGGCGAGCACCAAGTTGTTTTAAAAGACAGCGAAGGCAATGAAAACAAAATCAGAATCCAAACCGTTGACGGCAAAATCGTTCAAAGAGAAAATGTTGAACAAATGGCTTACGAAGACATGGCAGAATTCCCTTGGGACGAATGCATGTTGAAAATGGCAGAAGAGGGTTATTCAGAAGAAGTATCAGCTAGAATTTGTGGTTCAATCAAAGCTAAAAATATGACCAAAGAAAAGATGTCTACGGACTTATACTTTGAGCAGGTAGCACAGGTTGAAAAACTTAAAGATGGTATTACACAACTTTTATCCCTTGTAGAAACAATAAACGGAAAATTCAAAACTGAAATTTCTGACCTTAAATCTGAACTTCAAGCTTTTAAAAATGCACCTGAAAGAAAACCAGTAGATGCAAAGATTGATATCAAAGAAAAATTTGAGGATTACAGAGTTCAGCTCCTTAAAGAATTAAGAAAATAAACAAAAAACAAAAACAATAATCACTATGAAAAAGAATGAAAAATTTTCATACAACCTCTCCAATTTGAGTGTGTGGGTGGACGAAAACGCTACCGACATGTTAATCAAAAGTATTCTTGGAGAGACGTTACCAAAGTACGCTACAATACGTCCGAATATTAAGGGGACAGAACAGGTAGGGTTCTTAACGAACAATGTTATCTTCCAAGATGGTACTTGTGGATTTAACGCAACTGGTGATACCACAATTTCACAAGTAACAATTGCTACTTGTAACAAGAAGGTTAACCAATCACTTTGTGCGTACGATTTGTACGACTACTTTTTGAGTCAGAGACTTTCTAACTCAAACTTTCAAGAGACAGTACCTTTTGAGGAGTTAATCATCACAGATATTTCTAACAGAATTGCTGATTCTATTGAAAAGCAATTGTGGAGAAATACAACTGCGACTGGTGGTACTGAGTACAACTCACAGTGTTTTGACGGAGTTTTAGCTCTTGTTACTTCTGGTAATGGTGCTACTCAGGTTGCTTACACAGCAGCTACTTCAAGCAATGGTCTTGATGTATTTTCAACTTACTACGAAAACATTCCTGCGAATGTATTACATTTGAATGACTTAATCGCATTCTGCTCTTACTCTGATTATAGAGGTCTTGTAGCTTCAATGAGAAAATCATCTTATGTAAACTTATTCAGCTTTGATGATGCTTCTGCAGCACAAGGTCAAGAGTGGTCAGTAATGTTACCAGGAACGAATGTTAGAGTTATTCCAACACAAGGTCTTGACGGACAAAATGCTGTTGTTGTAGGTCCAGCTTCTTACTTCATGGTAGGTATGAACGCAACAGACAATGGCGGTATTGAAATCAAAGGTATGTATGACCCTTACGAAGATATCGTAAAAATCATCGCTCGTATGGTATATGGTCTTGGAGTATTCTCTGTGGATTCATTCGTACTTGCTAAAAACTAATAAACCAAATTTTAAAATATATAAACTATGTCGTGTTATATAGACCAAGGATACACACTGGATTAGCGTTTAACAGTCCAGTCTAAATTGGGTGAATTGCTGGAAACTCCGAGAGGACAATCAGCAGCCAAGTTTCCGAAGTGTAGAAAGTAGGAAAAAGGTTCAGAGACTAGAAGGTGAGTAACACAAACAATAAACCTTCCACGAGTGCCCAACAACAGAAATGTTGATGATATAGTCCGAACACCACGAATAAATGAAGGTGGTGAAGTTGAAGATAAAGAGCTTCAACGATAACAAAAAGTGTAGAAATGCATCTATTGGTGGTATCAAAGAAATGTGGATTTTGGGTGATAGTGGTCATACGATTTCTGGCTTCACAACATCTGGTAGTGATGAAATTACTGGATTCAGTGGCTCAGGGACTTGGTATCACTTTGAACTTGTTAAACAATCTTCTTCATTCACTGAGGATATTTTGGTTAACGATGTTGCTCAATCTGTTACATTCCAACCAGCAGTGGTAATATCCTTACCGAAACTTAACCAAACGCTTAGAAATTTATTCTTTGATTTGGTAAAACAAAATGAACTTTACATTATTATCAAAGATAATAATGAGCGTTATTGGGCTGTTGCTTGGAGTAACGGCGCGATGGTGACCACTGCTAGTCAGCAGACGGGTCAGGCGTATAATGATTTAAATGGAATATCAGTTACAATGACGGGAGGGGAGCCAAATCCCGCTCGTGAGATTGATGTTACAACAACATTAGCAGCAATCGCAACAGGATTTACAGTTCAATCCTAATATATAAATTTAAGGGGGGTTTATTCCCCCCTTATTTTAGCCAATATTTTATACATGAAATTACAATGGGGTGGCAGAAATTATAGACCTGTCGGAAATTATATTAGAGTTTACAAACCAACAATACAAGAATTGATGAAATCCCAAGCTCAAAGAACGCGCTTGGGTTCAGCGATTTTAACAGGTGATGTCGGGTGGAACAACATATATTTCACAACTTACCTCTAAGGGTACTGAGAATTGGACTTTAACAGGTCAAACATCTGATAGGTATCCAACATATTCTGCTTCAACATCGTTCCCTGGTTCACCAAATATTATCAGATTTACACCAAACGCTTCAACAGCTTTAAGAAAAGGATTGGTTGCTTTTGATAGAACACCATTATTACATTCAGGGTCAACCATATTTGTTGTTTGGTCAAATCCAGCAGGCACACCAGCCTTTACGAATCAGTTATATTCAGGTAATACGAACGGAACACTTGCTCAAAGTGGGTCTGATATTTTTGATAGATTACAATTTGCTGGTTTTATTGGTGGAACAAATTTAAATAATACAAATATTTATCCACAAGCATCATCACAAGTTGCGGGTGTTCCTACACCTTATACTTCAACGACACTTAATGGTAAGTTTTTGATGAAAGCAGTTTTACCTGCTAATCCTGGCTTTGGTAGTTGGGAATTAAACCAATCAGCAGGAACAAGTACAACACTATTTACAGGAACAACTGTTAGTCCAAGATGGAATGCTTTTAATCTTGGTTGTACTACCAACAATACCCAACAATTATTCGGTACAAATAACAATATTGAATTAGCTGAAATGATGGTATTCAATTATGAATTATCATCATCAGAACAAGAAGCGGTTGAACTATATCTAAGAGACAAGTGGAGATATGACGAATGGGCATCACCTGTTCCGACTCCTACGCAGACAAGTTCACCAACTCCGAGCATAACACCACAAGTTACGAGCACTCCAACGCCGAGTAGCACACCACCAGCATTTTCACCGTCAGGAATAACAGACCTTGAATATTGGTTTATGGGTGCTAGTGGTTCATCAGTTTCATCTTGGACAAACTATGGTTTGTTAGGTGGTTCAATTACTCAAGGTACAGGTGCAAGACAACCCGATATTATAACAGGAGCAACTCTTGGTTCATATACTGGAACCGCTGTTCAGTTTTTAACAAGGGACAACATGAATGGAACATTTACCACAAAAGATTTTTCTGCTAGTACAATATTCTTTGTTGGTAGAATGGCTAATAATGCTAGCCAAAGTGGAATTTATGCGGTGGCATCACTTCCTGTTACTTCAACTTCATTTGAATATCAAAATTATAGTTCAGAGTATAGAATAGCTCTTAATCCTGACTTGTTCACAATACCAGGTGCTAGCGCAAATACACTCAATGGTATTCCTCAGATAATGTGTGCTTCAGGCAATACCTCAGATTTTGAGGTTCAAGTGTTGACTGGAGCGGGGGTAATCGCACCTATTTCAAATGCATTTTTCAATTCAACAATTGTTTCCTCTATACAATTCGGTTTGGACACTCCTGGTTCTGGTATTAACATACAAATACACGAATATATCATGTATGATAGAAAGTTGAGTTCAACTGAATTTAACAATGTAGTCAATTATCTTAAAACAAAATATCAATTTAACACATGGTAGAATATATTATTTTCTTGCAGGAACAAGAAGCAAAAGACTTAATAACAAGAATCAATACTTGTATGGGATATCCAAACGAACAAGCACAAACATGGCAGATTTTGCCTGATGAAATGTGTGAGTTTGATTTGGAAACTGGTGATAAATTACCAATAGGTTATGGTGTTATCATCAAAGAAAGAATTTATGACTGCTTAACAGCAGAAGAAAAGACTGAGGTATTAGACCTCCCATCAAATATAAACACTTGTTCATGGGTTGTTTCAGGCTCAACATTCTAAAAGATGTCTACACAAAGAAGAACATTTTTAAAGACTTGGTGGTCACCATATCTTGGGGAGTGGAGACCATTCCACGATAACTATATCTATGCCTCAAATACAGGGTGTACATTTTCAGGTAGTGCGGTTTATTCACCTGTGCCTCCGACCCCTTCAATGACCGCAAGCCCGACTTTAACACAAACTCCGTCAAATACTCCTACTTTAACCCCGACCGCAACTCCACAAGTAACTCCATCTGTTACTCAGACAATGACGCCTACCACGACTGAAACTCTTACGGCGACCCCAACGGTTACTCCGACCACTACAACTACTTTAACTGCAACTGAGACTAGCACGCCTACCGCAACTCCACAAGTCACAACTACTGCAACAAACACGAGCACTCCAACCAACACTCCTACCGTAACAAATTCACCAACGACAACTACGACTTTAACCGCTACTCCTTCACAAACGCCTTCAATTACACCGAGTGTGACGCCAACACAAACACCTGGATTCACACCAACTACTACCTTGACGCCGAGTCCGACTACCACAACTACTTTAACTGCAACACAGACACAAACTCCGTCAATAACTCCTAGCCCGACCGCTACTCAACCAGCATTTAATCCTAGCTCAATAGGAAATCTTCAATACTGGTTTAAGTCAACAGATGGAGCTTCTGTTTCTTCTTGGACTAATAATGGTTTAATTGGTGGTTCATTGACTCAGCCGACAGCAGCAAACCAACCACAAATTGTTTCTAACGATACTTTTGGATTTGGTTATACAGGTCAATCAGTTAATTTCACAAGTCGTGACTGGATGTATCTAAATCACCCATCATCTGCTACAACATTTACAGGTAAGACATTCTTCTTTGTGGCTAATGTTAAAGATAGGTCAACAGCAGGTTGGGCTATTGGAATACAAGAAGCATCTGGTTATACAAGTTCAAACTCAATTTTTGACTATCAATTCTATGATGGTTCATTAACCACTGTTTCAAGAAGTAGACCTGGTAGAAGACAATTTACATTTACAACGGGGTCAACTTTATTTGCAGCGTCAGGTTTAACTACAACAGGATATACCGCCGCTGTAAACGATGTTGTTGGCACGAGTGCTTCTACGGTATACGCTGGAACAAATGCGGTATACATTGGATTTGGTTATGATTCAGGTTCAGCGAATGTGAATGATATTTCTGTGTTTGAATTTTTGGGTTATAATAAGTTATTAACACAATCCGAATTTGACCAAGTATTGAATTATTTGAAAACAAAATATGCTTATTCCTTAATCAACCCTACGCCCACGCCCACCGTGACTCCAACTAAAACACCAAGTGTTACTAACTCGCCTACCCCTACTTTGGGAACAGGTTATTTCTTCTATAATGTAGAAGCTTACGATAAAAGTTCATGTGCTCTTGTTACCACAGGAACACTTAAATTGAAATCAAATGTTTATTATGCTCTTGGTAATTTCGTTTGTAGTAGTTCATCAACTTACAAATATAAACTAATCAGTAATGCGTCAGGACCTACCGCAACATGGACATTGGAGACTTGGATAGGTGGTTCAAACTGTGCTGGACTAAGTTGTACAATCCCTTAATATATGGCAATACCAGTTCTAATAACATTAACTAATATGGGTTCAGCTGTTGGACCATTTAATCTTTATTCAGATGTGGATAACTATGTTATTCCATTTGAACAAGATGTTCCTGCTTCTGCATTTACATATGGTTATTATACTGCACTTGTTCCTGATGGGACATTGAACATTAAAGTTCAATCAGAGGGGGAATGTCTTAACTACATTATTACCATTGTTCAAAACTTACCCACTCCTTCTGTAACTCCACAAAACACTCCCACAGCGACAGTAACTCCGAGCCCGACGACCACATTAACTCAAACTCCGCAAGTCACTGCGAGCATGACTCCAACTCCAAGCGTAACAATTGGATTGACTCCCACAGAGACCCCACAAGTAACAAGCACACCCACCACTAGCCCAACACAAACCATAACGCAAACTCCGTCAAGCACCCCTCCACAAGCGACTCCTACACAGACTGGCACACCAAATAAACTATGATATATCTACAACAAGGTTCATTAAATAATCAAGCACTAGTTACCTGTTCAAGAAACAAGTCGTTAGCTGGTGCTGTTACTTATTTGTGGACCGTTCGTCATAAGTTATCACAACAGACGGCAAGGTTTATTCCTTATCGTGAGCCATCACTTGCTGTGGGGTATGAGCCTTCAAAGGATTTATTTTTGATATCAATTGACGATTCTTTACCTGAGGTTTTAATTGGTAGTTCAGGGACAACCGCAAATGTTCATCTAATTCCTGGTGAGTGGTATCTAAAAATCTATGAGCAATATTCACCAACGAATTTACTTCCTTCACAATCTTATGATGTCGTATATGAGGGAATGTTGATGGTAGAAACTGATAGTCCAATAGGAACACTAAACTACACAGGTAATACGGAAGCGGTTATTATATATCAAAACTAACCTATATTTATTATAAGATGAAGAAAGTAATACAAAATATTCAATTTTCCAAACAACTTGATTCCCTCGTTAAATTTGAGGAGCGTGTAATGCGTGGTGTGCCTTGGGTAAGTTGGGGACAAGATAACATATTTGTTATGGGTCTATATGACCTATTGGATTTTTCACCAATCCATAATGCTTGTATTCGTTCCAAGATAGACAATGTCGTGGGACAAGGATTTATTACTGACTATCGTATTTCAACCAAAGAAACTTTGAATGATGTATTCAGAGATATGGTATTTGATTACCTTGTTACAGGTAATTTATTCCTTGAAGTTATTTGGAAGGAAGACAGAAGCCAAGGACTTGCTGGTATACACTATATTCCATCAAAATATATGAGGGTAGGTTTACCTGATAACGCAGAAATGGAAGTTGAAAAATACTACTACTGCCGTGACTGGTTAAACTTTAAGAAGTCAGGGGTAATTGAATTTCTTCAATTTAATCCAAAGGTATTCACTCACAGACAGATTGTTCATATAAGGGATAGAAACCCCGCCTATTGGGCTTATGGAGCACCACAATACCTTTCTGTTGCAAACGACATAAGATTGAACCATGCAATATCTGTACACAATCTTGGACTAATCACTAACGGCGGATATCCTGGTTTGTGGGTGCATTTTTCTGATGGCTATCCTCAATCTGAACAAGAAGAAAGGGACATACTTCGTCAAATTGAAAATCGCTACTCTGGTCCTTCGTCAGCGGGGCGTATCACCGTCAGCTATTCCGATGGGGATTTGGGTAAACCAGAAATCACACAGATAGCATCAGGAATGCAGCAAGGAGCTTATACTGAAATCTTTGAACTTATCCAAAGACAAATCTTATCAGGACATAAAATCCCTGATGGAGCTCTTATTGGTCTTCCTTCACCAACAGGATTTAATTCAGGTGCTGAATTACTTGAAACAGCCCACAGGTTATTTATGAAAACATCAATTATGCCAGTTCAGAATTTCTTAATTCGTGAATTGAAACCTTTAATTGAACTTACAAATGTCGGAATACCTGTTGACCTAAAAATTGAACAAAACACTGTAATCTAATGACTGATGTATTTTTTATATCCGAGGATTATTTGAAAACGAATACTGCAATCAACGAAAATGTTGACTCAGGTGAACTTAGATTTGCAATCCTTACTGCCCAAAATATAAACATTCAGGAGACACTGGGTCAACCACTCTATGAAGAAATACAATTCCAAGTATCAGGTAGTAGTTTAACTCCTGATAACAAGTATCTATTGGACAAATACATCGTTCCTGCAACAACTCAGTGGGCTTATTACCACGGACTTGATAACTTCTTTGTGAAGTGGGTAAATGTGGGTCTTGTACAGAATAGAAACGAGCAAGGGTCAAACATTGATATCAGAACATTCAAGTATCTTAAAGATAATGCAAGGTCCACAGCTGAGTTTTTTGACCAAAATATGAGGAGATGGTTATGTGCCAAAGCTAACCTATATCCAAAGTATAATGTCGTTGATATTGGAAAGATTCTACCTGAAAGAGGGTCAGCAAATCGTAGGTCAATTGCAATGAAACCAACTCAGTTTTACAATAGTTGGTATGGTCCCGTTCCAAGTTCAATTACAGGTGCTTTTCCAGCTCAGGCTTAACTATCCAAGTCGGGAAAATTTTGACGAGCATTTTCTAAGTCAGTTTCTTTTAGGTCTAACATATATCTGATTGCGGCTACAACACCTGAGTTAAAACCATGTTCAAAATTTGAATCATCGTTTCTCAATTTGTCTACAAGCTCAGGGAATTGTGATTCAATTCTATCATAGTTTTTTCTTGCCAATTCAATCGTAGAAAGGGTAGTTTCATTTGTCCTTGCAAACCACAACATATCTGTGTATACACTGTGTAGTTCAATCATTTCTTTGAAAACATCTGAATATTTCATATTTGTTATTTTAATGGTGAGTTGCTAAGATAAGAAAATTATTTCAGTACAGGAATATCCAAGTAAGATTTACTTTT